CCAACTACCACCACCAGTTAGGCATCGGTCATGCCTTCTAAGACCTGCTACAGTACAGTGTCCTGCATCATACGGGGTATAGTTAGTAGGCACCTTTACTTTAACACCTTTAATTTCATATCCACGACTAGGTATACTCTGAAATTGTCTAGCGTCTAGTTCGAGGCCCATTAGTGCACTGTTAGGGTATGTAAGTTTGTTATCTATTACCTTAGTGTAGCTACCAAAGTATATACTATTTTGAACTTTAGTATTAGCCGGGTCTGCTGTTACTCTTTCTACTTTAATAGACACGCTATTAAATGTTCCAGATAAGTCTATTCTAAAGTTTTTCTCATACCTAGAAGATGTCTTTCCCTCAAAAGTGAAATCTTTTTCAAGGCTCCAACCAGCTGAATCATACTTAATAGATATCGTAAACTGAACACTGGTTTCTTTCATCTCTCCCTTATCATTGTCTGCATCAAATAAACTAGGGGTGTATACTAGTACTCGCAGTGCATCTGTATTACTAGTAGTTATAGTACGTATTACAGCTCCAGGATTTTCCTTATTAACTTTTACTCCTACAGGTACTTCTTGTTCTGCTCCTGGAAACCCAGGTATATGAGATTGAGACTGTATACCAGGTCTAGAGGCCCATGAAACCCTTTCGAAGTTATACTTACCCAGAGCGTCTACTAGGGGGGTCTCATTAATATATATAGATTCTTCGCTTGCTAAAAGTCCTTTGATCTCGCCTTCTGAGATTAAATCAACGATTTTTGCTTTTGCCATAGAGAATAGAGAGTCATCGTCATCTACAGCTCCTCCTCCGCCTTTTCCGTCACCTCCGGCACCTCTTATCCAGTCTTTCTCACTCATAGTATCCCCTTAATCCGGTACGTAATCTTCTACGATAATCCCTGCACTAATAACTGCTCCACCTACTAATAGTTGTCCGTATGCTATAGGTACCGCATTGCCTTGGTTAGTAGTATTTACAGGCCCTCCAAATCCATAATTGGTAGGTTCATCCTTTGTTTCTGGCTTAGGTATAGGAGCTAGTAACGAAGCGATGCCTCCAAGTACCAGTACTCCTCCTAGGTTCATTGCTAGTGCCCCCATTGATCCTGTCCCTGAGCCTATAAACATAACTTCTTCAAGCCCTCCAAGCATCTCCATAGCTTCAAAGCCTCCTCCTGACATGAATACTGCTCCAAGCAATATCATCCCTATTATTATCATTGCCCAACCTTTTTTCGCTCCTAATATTACAGGTATAATTTTAATCTCTTGTCTACCAGACGGGTGCCCTATTTCATCTAAGTCTTTGATGTAAGATTTTCCTACTTTTATCTTGTACCCTATACCTCTACTTTCTGAACTAGCTAAAAATTCTCGGAAACTAGGGTTATTGGCGCACATTGCCTTTATGGCTTCTTGAGGGGAGTTTATATTAAACTTCCAATTCTTTCCATACTTCTCGGCTAATTCGCCGTATAGTTTTACTTCTCTTAACATAATGATTTGTGCCTTAAATGATGCGTGGTATGTTTTCTCCAATATCCCCCATAAATCTCTCTGTTGGATAATCTACCGTGTACGTGATGTAAAATTAAATCATTTCCAATATAAATTGCGGCATGGTTTGGTACCGGTGAAACTAATTTTATTAGAAAAATATCATTTTTTCTAATATCATTTGAATCTCTAATATGGATAAAACCTTGTTCTTTATAGTTCTCTAAATATCTATTCTCCCCTTTATCCCACCATCCGTCTTGACCACTATTACATTTGAATTTAATATTCAATTCTTTTTTATAATAATCTCGAACTAAAGTACAGCAGTCTAAAACTCCATAGGAAAAAGATCTGCCTAGTATAGGGGCTTCATACCCTAAAGGTTCCCAGCTGTATAAGTTATTACCTGGCCAACTTAAAATATGCCAAGGCTTATTAGTAGCTTCGCAAGAAACTTTATCCCCTTCGGATGGTGCGCAATCTGCATTAGGATGAGAGTGACATATAGCTAGTATATCTCCTGCATCCTCTGCATCTGCGTAACTAATAGGGTCTATAATGAAAAACTCTTCCGGCTTCTCAGCAATATTAATTGCAGGGAAGTACCTTTCTTTCTTACCTATACCAATGATAAAGCCACAAGCTTCTTTTGGGTACGCGCTTTCAGCATGCACTCTAAAGGCTTCTAATGCTTTCTCATTCATCGCATAGTACCCATATTGATTCCTGCTCCAGGAAAGCCTCCAAAAGGTGTTCCTCCTATAGTACACACACTAGTAGTAACGTCCCAAACGCCTTGTAGTGCTGTACATACAGAAGCAGATCCTATTATACACTCAGGAGCATAACTAGTCCAAGTTTCAGATGCTGCTTCACACGACTCTTTATCATGCTCTACTGGAGTCCAAATAAAGTTTGCTCCCTCACACCCTTCCTGGTACCTATAGCCTTCGTCCGAACAATTGCCTAGTTTAGAACATACTCCCTGGCCTGTGTCCCAAGTACCTCCTGCGGTAGTACAAGCCCCTGAAGTTAAAGGTGCAGATTCTGGGTATCTCTTTTCACAAGATTTAAATGTTTTTCCACATACATCACTTTCAATATTACTTACTACATTATTATCTATATCAAAGTACTGAGTACCTATATACCCACATTCTGGCCCTCTATACCTCCAATGACATGAATTAGCTACTACAGTTCTAGAGGGTAGTTTTATACCGTGTATATCATGGGCTGCGCTTAACTCAAATTGTAAGTGAGTATTTGTCTCAACAGCTTTTCTATCTATATACCAAATCTCATCTGGGAAATGTGCCATATCATCTGCAATAGGGTTATCGTACCATTTACCTACTGCCGTTACGCAGGTAGTAGACGTATAGTCTGTCCAAGTACCCGCTAAATAGTCCCAGGTGTACCCAGCACTTACGCAATCTGCTGAAGTAAGCTTAGAAGTATCCCCGGGGCAATACCCTCCATACTTATACTTATCTTTGCAGTCCGTTTTACTTAGGCTCTCTTCCCAGACTTCTCCTGCACTTTCACAAGAAAGCTGAGTAGTATAAGAACTATCTGTACAAAATGCTCCAGGTTCCCCAGTACAATACCCCGATACAGGGTACCCGGTAACATAGCAGTATGAATCTAGATACTTAGCGAACGTTCTTTTTCTAGTGACTTTAGCGCCCACTAAGTCTGAATAAGTACTTAGAACTCCTGACAATAGAGAAGTAATATTAGCTACTGTTATAGTAGGTCTAGGAATAGCTCCTTTCCCCACAAACTCAAAACCCTCGGCTTCTATAGGGAAAGAGGAATACTTATTACCTTGCCAAACTATCTCCTGAATCTCCTTAGTTGAACCAGAATGCCATCTAAAGACAGGAATAGTTACGGGTGCTAATCCCGTAGATAAGTCAAGCTCAAATAGTTCAATTATCTCTCCCGGCTCAAACTTATTAATATCACTAGAAATTTTATCACTCATGGCTCAAATACCTTTCTAAAAGTTGCGGTTACGGTTTGTACTCCATTTACTACGCTAGTGTTACTCCATTTGTCACACACGTATTTTCTAAGTCCTGGAGTTATATTATATTCTTCTGATGAAGACATTATATCTTGATCTAACACTAATGTAGACCTACTAGAAATACTTACTACTATAGCACTATTACTAGCACTATCCAGTACAGTGCCTCCTCTATATAGGTCTGTGAAGTACTGGGTAGTATCTATTAATTCCATTGAGGCAGCCCCCGTTGTAGTACTATTAATCCGGTACCCTTCAGGATACCAGTCAAAAGAAGTTACTCCTTTTGTATTCTCTAAGAAACTTACAATTTTATTTCCCTCTGTAAGAGTCCTATTCTTCCATGTTAGATTCCAACTCTCTGGTATATTATTAATACCTTCAGCAACTCTTTGTTCATACCCATCACCGTAACTAGCTTTTAGTACTCTAGGTTGTGCATCTATTTTTTGCCCTCTATCGGGTGGTATACCTACATCTATTATAAAATTTGCCATAATTAATATTGACTTAACAATCCTCCAGGTCTTTGTTGTGATACTATTTCCGACTGTACAGCTTGAGAAACCATATAACCAAGCTGTTTAGCATTATCTTTACTGCTTCCACCACTAGTATCTGTACTAGCCTTTCCATTACTGTCTACTGTAACATTAACTGTAATATTATTTTCTGTACTACCTGTTGCTCCTATTACTGGGATTGACTTTCCATCAGGTAGCGGTACTACCGCTTCGTTGTATTTACCTTCTCCAACTAAACCTAGTGTAGGTTTAGTAACAGTACCGCCGTTTGCGAAAGCTCTGAAGCCTCCTGTTACAATACCGCCATTTGCCCATGGAAGGATAGCACCAATAATGGTGTCAAATATTGAATCAAGGGCTCTACCTCCAGCTCTTTGCGCAATACCCGAAAGCATAGCTTTAGCATCAACATGACCACCCATTACTACATCTTTAAATCCAGATTTTAACGTACTAGTGGCATCAGAAGCTAGGCTTGCAGCTTGGGAGTTTATAGAACCATTAATATCCTCTGGGTTATGTATATTTGTACCCAGAGAGTTCCCGGCGCCGTCGTCTGCATTTACTAGAGCTGTATTAGCTGCATTAGCCTTCTCTACTTCGGGCATTTTATTTAATATTGAGGTATTTACATCAACTAAAGAATACAGCTGCTGAAGGAGCACATCTTCTTCGCTAAGCATGTCACCGCCATCCCCGCCCAATCCTTTTGATAGGAATAATGCTTGAAGTCCTGCTAGAGGTCCTTTGAATTCTTTTAAAGCTGCTACGAAATTTGTTAATATTCTTGTTAAGTTTATATTAACTGACGATGCGTCTGCCGAAGCAGGCGCTGCACTCTTAACTATATTAGCTCGAGCTTTTTCTACCATCGCCGCTTTTGCATCTATAAGTTTATTAATTCTTCGAGTTTGCTCGATATCAGTAGCTGTTGCACCTTTTCCAAAATTACCTCGTTGTTCTATATCCATCTTATTAGATAGATCTTTTATAGTTTGATGAACCCCTTTAGTCTTAAGGTCATTGACTTGACTCTTTTGTAAATCTCGTGCTTTTCTAGTCTCAGCAAAGTCTCTCGCAGGGTAGTATGGACTCCTTCCAGATGTGTCGAAAGGACCAAATTTATGTGCTCCAGCACTGCCACCGCCGCCAGGTTTAAATAGATCCTTTTGCTTAAGGTTTTTAAGGTCCTTAAGTTTATTAATTTTTAAAGCTTCAGCATGGTCCGCAGCTCGTAAAGTAGAAAGTCTTTTAGCCTCAGCAATTTTCATCTTGTCCCGCATCTGCTGATCCAAGTACCTTCCTTTCATTTTCTCATTTTCAATTTCTACTTGGCGAGATACACTATTGTTATAGCTCTCTGGATCAGAGTTATACTTTGCTCTATTATCTGCTGCCTTTTGGTTTATTTCAGCCATGGCTTTCTTATCGGTACCTCTTTCCTTGGCGGTACCTATACGTTTAGCCATGTCCTGGATAGCCTTAGTTTGTGCCTTGGCAGCTCGCTCTCCGGCATTATCAAATACATTAAAAGAGTTAGGACCTTGTTCCTCTTCCAGAATCTTCGCAGTTGTTGATATATCATCAGTTACTTTATCGCTAAACGGGTTGTCCGGAATTAAGTCTCCCCACTTAAAAGCATCTTCTGGACCAGTCCATTTATTAATAGTTATCAGAGTTTTGCCCATTTCGTCAATCAAGGTGGCTAATTTAGCTCCGTCTATATTATCAAACTTAGCCAGTGTAGGAAGTATATTTTCGTCTAAAGCTTTTATAAACTTCTCAATATCTGCAGCTGCTGCTTTTAAAGGGATTCCTACATGGGCAGCTATCGTAGCATCTATAGTAATTAAAGATGACTGCGTTAAGCCCCGTAAGAGGTCCTGGGAGTTCGTTATGTTAGATTCTACTGATTTTATTAATCTATTAACAGAAGGAGTTATGCCATCATCTATAACCCCTGCCCAGAAGCCAAGATCCGGCTCGGCATCAGGCTCTGACTTACTTAAACTCACCTCGGATTTCGGGGTTAAAGTAGTATAACCAGTTAAGAACTTTTGGAATCCTAATTCAAATGTATCCCATATTTCTTTAGGTATAACGTCTTGTGGTGTTGTTCCTGCTACCTTAAAGGCAAGTTGTTGAAATGCTCTTACAACTATTTCTTCAACTACAGCATTTTCTGGGTACAGACTAGTGTCCTTAAAAGATTGGTCGGTAGAATTAGCAGCAAACAAATCCTTTGCTATAGTTTGAAACTCTGTATAACTTACCTTCATACTCTTATCAAAGTCTGCTAAATTCTCCTTAAGGTTGAGTTGCTTTAGTATCTTTTCATGAGCATTCTCATGAATGAACTCTGATATGAACTTCTCGTTCATCTTAGTTCTTATACTTATCTGGCTATCTTTGCCATCATGCATTGCATTAACGTCACCTAGGCCGCCTGTAGTTTGAAAGTCCTTATACACTTTTATATCATTAGGATTTGGGAATAAAAAATCTGCTGGATTAGTAAATATAGCTGCATCCTTCG